TGCGCCTTCCATGCCGCTGCGCCCGTCATTAACAAAATTGCGATTGGCTGTGGTGTACTGATTGACAATACCATCGATGCGGCCTTCTTCGCCACCTTCGGCACTAGCCAAGATGCCCATAGAGTCGTCAACACCTTGTTGAGTAAGCATCCCAGCAGACTTGAAAGTATCGTAAATGCCGCGAGTGGCGTCATCATAAGCCGTTGTAAATGCTTCTGATAGCCCACCTTCACGATAGGAGTCACCCAGGCCGGTGTAGTAATCGTCTGACGCAAAATCGAATGCCGACCCTATATTGCCCATCTGTGTCGATAATGCATCGCCACGCCTTGCTAATGCGTCCAGGAGTGCCTGGTTGACTGGGGGCGGTGCTGGAGTGCTGTCCTCACCGCCTCCACCGCCTCCGACAGTCTCTGTGCGGCCACTATCATCGACAGTCGATCCGCCGCCAGGTGTGTATACTCCGTCCTCGTTAATAGTGTTTATTGGACTTTGGGGACCAGCAACTGTGACGCCATTTCCGTTTGTATATGTAACAGTACCACCAGGGCCGTTTGGAGCATCTATCCGTATCAGACCACCATCATCACCAGTGTTAATAAGGTTATCAACACCTCGAGTATTTGCGTTGTTAACTTCATCGTCAGTCGGGTAGTAAATCGATCCATCCTCATTTGTAGCCACGCTTGCTGGTTTTCCAGAATCAAGAGCGCCTGCAACTGTATATTCTCCAGTAGAACCATCGTAATTAAGAATTGGCGGGTTGCCCGGATTGGCTGGCTCTTCTGGGACAGTTTTTCCACCGGTGTTTAATACACCAACCCCCAACATACTGTCGGCCATCCCCTTGTTTGCGGCTCCAACAGACGTATCTGTTCGTGTTGACGCAACAGGCGCGCCGGGAGGAATAGCATCTCCGTCTGGACCCATCTTCCAGCCGTGCGTTTCAACAAGTATCTTGTCCACAGCATCGCTACGGACGCCTTGATTTTGAGCCGTCGGAATGACAGCTTGCTGCTCTACCGGTATTGTGTAATCGTTGTCACTGTCGTTATTGTTGTTCTCGATTGATGCGGGTCTAGCCCTGGGCCTCAGTGATGTCTTTGGCGCAATTTTGCTGTCATTGCTGCCATTGTAGGTCTCTGTCTCTGCTGCACCACCGGATGTGATTTCAGCAAAAGTATCACTAATGAAATTGCCAATATCATTCCAGCTTAAATATGAAGGTACGCCTTCTGGGCCGGGCAGTTCGCTACCCCCTGCCCGTTTTAGCATCTGGCGTTCAGCTTCATTTATATACGCCAGCATGTGCGGCTGACCCATGATTTCAGTCTGACGTGGAGCGCCGCCTTGCGCGCCTTGGTTTTTTTGCATTATGCGCTGCATACGTCGTGTCATCATGACTGTACGTTCCTCGCTGATCCGCCGTTCAAATTAAACAATTCCGCCATGTTGTATCTCGCCTTATCTCGCGCTTCTAACTGGCTCTGTGTGGCTAAGCCTGAAGTCGCATCGGCAAATATCTGAGCAACTGGATTATAAGACGGCAACTGTGAAGCTGCATTACTCTGGTTCGCCGCCATACTGGCAATCAAAGTCGGATCAGCTAAAGACTGGTTCTGAGATATGAGGCTGTTCTTCACACCTGCAAGCGCTGATCGCGTGTCGTTAGCAAACGCTTCGCCTTGTCGAGCTGCATCAACTTGAGCGTTGTTAAGTTTCTCTTGCAAATCAGCCTTACGTTTTGCGGCAACAGAACTTTGTGACATGCCACTTCTGGACAAAGCGCGGATCAAGCCCCCCATCGCATCCGTGTACTGGTCCTCAATCTGAGGTGTCGCGTAATCTATGTAATTCTGCGCTTGACCGGCATAAAAGTCATCGTCGTACCCAGCCATTGCGGTGTCGATAGCCGCCTTGCCTTCAGTTATCCGCCCTTGCCGAGCTTCCTCTTCGGCTCTTTGCCGAGCGTACTCGTCTTTTAGAAAGTCGTCACCACCGCCACCAAAACACATATTAATTTAACCTCCGATTGCGCCAGACAACACTGTCTTCTGTTGACCGCACCCAGGAAAAAACCTTGAAATCCTCACCGTTTTTCCCGTAGCCGCCCAACGTGCATTCCTCTTCAAGCCCCAAAAAATCCAGCCAACTGTGTACTTCGTCGTAACCTTCGATACTGAACGCCTCGACCCGATGCGCTTTGGCTCGATCTAATGCTGGTATTATATCGCGGATAATGCGCTTTGTCAGGTAAAGTCCGACACTTTTGAACCTGTCGGTCGCAAACATCCCCAAATTCCAGACACCAGGTCGAACAGGGATATAAGAAACAATGGCTACAGGCTCTGTATCGCCAACAACATATACCGTTTCAAACTCTGCAATTTGATTGGTAATATTGTATGCCATTTCGTTTCTATCATCGTCATATCGCAGTGCTGATATTTCCCGATAGTCTCGCTCACGCATGTTCCGCGCAACTGTAAAGATGTCTTGAGGCTCCGCATGGCGTAAGAACATTAACCACTCTCCGCTGATGTGTAATGAACGGCTAAGTTTCCGAGCTTTGCGGGACCCGGTTTCTGACAGGTCAACCTGGGAGCAACGTGCGTAGTATAACCGTTGACCGCTGCGCGCCCTAACCCGTAAGTTGTCTTATAGACTGTCGCCACTTCCTCCAGCGCAGTTATATCTTGCGGATCAGTGGCTATCGAAACTGTCCAGACGTTTTCACAAGTGACGTCAATACCCGTTAAATCCTTAAACGTTGCTGGGCTACTGCCATCCAAGAACGGCATTTGAACAACAACTTCGCAGCTGTCATAAATGTTGCCGTTCTCACCACCCAAAGAATAGAGCTTGTTGCCGCTTCTGCACAAAGTTTGACGACCATCATATGCCCACTGATCCACAACAAACCCAGGCTCATAGACAGACCAAGCCGACACTTTCGACGACGGGAAGAAACTAAACACATACATTGTGCTGCCGATAGCCAGTATGTAACGACCGTCACGCTGTTCTAATGTTGCCTTCGCCAACTCTGCAATAGATCGGTTTGCTTGAATTTGGTCAACGATTAGCTCGTCAATGGGATTGCCAATGTCACCCACGAAGGCGGCGTTAGAGCTGTCGCGTGAACGCAAACTGCGCAGTCCAGACAGCGATAAGTAGAACACGTCGTTCTCGCCAAACTCAACAACGCTGTCGGGCGCAATGGTCCCAGTGTTTTGCAAAACCTGTATTTGTTGATTAAGGGCTTCGTCTGCATCTACAAACCAAATTTGTATCGCCTCTTCGGCAAGCACAGCTATGTTATCAAAGTATGTCGCAATCGCTTTAAGGTCTTCAGAACCGCGTGAGTGGTTAGCAAGGTTGATAAAACCCGCGCCCAACGTTGTGTCGTTCCACTCTGTCGGATCATCTATCGCGGAAAAGTGAAGCAAACTGTCTGACAGCGCGTACATCTTTGTTTTGACCGGGATGACAAAGGCCCCAGGGCTGTATGCGTTGATTGTAGACGCATCAGCGCCGCCGTCTAAGTAAGTCTGCGAAACAGGGTCAAACGCTGTAGTAACGTCCCCGCTTGTTGTGATCGAGACCGCCTTGTTGTTTTGGTTCGATCCGCTTTCTTTAGATATTATGTTTACAAACTGATTTACGCTTGTCGCTTCATACTCAGGGCCAGATGCAAAATCATTTATAGCTTCAGCAATTTTTAGTGCTGTGTAGGTATGCGAAGTCTCCCAAGTTACCTGATTGCCAATGAGATTAACGCCATCAACGGTAATGGCCGTTATCGCGTTATCAATGCCGCCAGAGGCGTGAGAAATGTTGCCAACAGTAAACGCCCCATCAACTTCGGACGTAAGCTGGAATCCGTTATATGCAATGCCAACCGCAGGCGCTGTAATCGTAACCACGTTGCCAGCCGCTTGAGCTGTGTAGTCGCTAGGGCCAGAAGTAATAGCCGCTGCAACATTAGACGCTGTTAGGCTGTTCGAGCCGTTGTGAGACACAGGGCTACTAATTAGATCGACAGCGTTAATCCGTAAAATCCGCAGCTCGTCGCCGGGGTTACTTGTGCCGCCAGTTACCTCCAAAGAAGCTGTAGCGGCAGTCCCGCCAGCAGTACCGGCAGTCACCTCGAATGTATTGCGCGCACGGCCATCAAACCAATCAGTAATTCGCACACCATCGAAGTAGTGGTATATTCGACCATCCGCAAATTGCGCCGCTGCATACACCTTTCCGTTGTAGAAAGTCGCCTTGAGAACGTCAGTCAGCTCTTCGCCAGAAGGATGCTGCAACCGAATGTAAGTCACGTTAGACGGCGTATCCGCTGGGAAAGTGACGCTAGACGCTGCATCAGACCCAAATGTGTAAATCTGACCAGCAGAAGCGGCTAGGCCGATAGTGTTACTGGGCAGCTCGACAAGCTCGACAAACGCAGGGCGCTTTTCAATCTCGCCGCCGCGCGTGATGTGCGCGTTCTTAAGCTCGATCAAAGTCCCAGGAGCGGCTGTCACGTTCATACGCCGACGATCTAAGCCGCCACGGAAGTCTTCGACCAAAATATAAGGCATCAGCTATTTCCTGTTGTGGCAATCAATGGTGGGCCTTTAGGGCGATACATGCCGTCTGGCTCACCGCCGCCAATGACAAAGGTTTCAGTCTTAGCCATACGCGCCTTTAGACGTGCGTAATGCGCTTGAGCTTGCGCAATTTTGTTTTGAGCATCAGCCTGCTTTTGACGCGCCAGAATTTCTGCCGCAGCGTAGAGAACAATCAGCTGGTCATCCAAATCCGCAGTGTCGGCCTCGCCAGTAAACTGACTTAGGTTCTTAATACCATGAACGCGAACGCTGTCTGTGCCTGTTGCAGCATCAGAGTTATTGGAAGGGATAGGCCAAAGCTCGATCTGGTTGTTTTCATATGCGTCGTAACGACGGATAGGTGATGAACGAATGCCGCGATCACTATCATGTTGA